TACTATAGGAGAAAACTTGTGGTAAATGTAACTCATCAACCTTGTCCGTATTGTGAATCTTCTGATGCCTTTAATTATGATAAGGACAAGAACGTATATAATTGTTTTAAGTGCAACAAAAAAGGAAGGTATTCAGATTTGGAAAATACTAATAAAGTAATTGCTTATGTTGACAATAATAGTAGTTACGTACCAAAGAATTTAGTTGATGGTAAGTATCTTCCCTTACGTGGTATTACACAAAAGACTATGGAAGAATTTAATGTGTTGACCTACGGGGATCAGCAAGAATATGTCTACCCTTCTGGTGGGAAAAAGGTTCGTACCTTATCTGAGAAGAAGTTCTTTGCTAAGGATGGTTTTAAAGGTGATGAGCTATTCGGTATGAATATGTTCACTGCTGGTTGTGCTAAGAAGGTTACGATTACAGAGGGTGAACTAGATGCACTGTCAGTGGCACAGATGCTCAAGAGTAGCTACATTAACCCTGTAGTGTCTCTGCCCTCTGCTAACCCCTCTAAGAAGCTCTGGGATAACTGCCACGATTGGTTGAATAGCTTCGATCAGATTGTGTTGTCTGTAGATAATGATGAAGCTGGTAATAGTGTTGCTGACAAGATTGCTAAGATGTTCCCCAACAAAGTCTATCGGGTAGATCATAGTAAGTACAAAGATGCTAATGAGTTTCTACAGAATGGTGCAGCAACAGAATTTAAAAGTGCTTGGTGGAACTGTAAGAAATACACACCTGAAAATGTGTTGAACACCACCGATCAGTTCTTGTCTTTGTATCGTGATACGCCAGAGCATCAATATGTTCCAACTGGTATCCAAGCCCTAGACGATAAGATCATGGGCCTGATGCAAGGACACTTCACAGTTATCAAAGCACCTACAGGCATTGGTAAGACGGAAGTTATGCGGTTTCTTGAATATAACATGCTCAAACGTGGTATCCCCATTGCAGCTTGGCACTTGGAAGAAACTAAACTACGTACCTTACTTGGTCTAGTGTCCTATGAGCTACAAGATAACTTGACCCGTAGGGATTTGATTGAGGAGAAGAAGGCAGAAGATTTGGTGGTGGAAGCCATTAAGCAACTGACTAAAGATGAATTGTTCTATCAGTTCTATCTTAGTGATGGTCAAGGGGCTGATGATCTAATCGACCAGATCAGGTTCTTTAGCCAAGCTGCTGGCTGTAAGTTTGTGTTCTTTGAGCCTATCCAAGATGTTGTCGCGGGCACATCAGAGGAAAGTAAAGAGCAGATGCTTGCTGATCTATCAGTTCGACTGTCTAAACTTGCTGCTGAATTGAATGTAGGTATCGTTACTATTGCCCACACTAATGACAATGGTGATCCTAAGTATTGCAAAATGATTGGACAACGAGCCTCAGTTATTATCGACTTGCAACGAGATAAGGAAGCCGACAGTCTAGAGGAACGCAATACAACGTACATCAAAGTAGAAAAGAACCGCCCTTGTTCAGAAGAAGGTAATGCTGGTATGCTACGCTTTAATACAGAGACGTTCACACTTCGAGAGGTATAACGTATGAGATACCATTGGTTATCAAAAAAGGTTCTTACTTCTTATAGCCTATGGGGTTCTATCTGTTATGTTGCTGCACAACTTTCTCTAGACTTATGCGACTGGAAACCAAAAGGCTCTAGGATGGTAAAACTCCCGTTTATTAAATATAGGATAAGGTGGTATTATAAATGACAGTGCCAAAGCATAAGTGGGTTTGGTGTGACGTATGTGATGATGATATTGTTATCTGTGGTAAGTGCGGTAATAACACTTGTAACGGGGGTAAGGGTACAGTTGATGGTGAAGATTGTGATGAGTGTGAATCAGCATACGAACTCTACTTCAAAGGTTCATCAAAGGAGAGTCAATGACAGTCTTTGATATTGAAACGAATGGCCTGCTAGATGTTCTAGATAAGATACACGTCTTGTCTTGGTCTACCGATGGGAAAGAAGTCCACCACACCCACGACTATGATGAAATGCGTAAGTTCTTCACTGAGACTGGGGTTTTAATCGGCCATAATATCATCAGGTTCGACATTCCAGCAGTGGAAAAGGTCTTGGGTATTAAGGTTAAGGCCCGTCTAATCGACACTCTAGCTTTGTCTTGGTATCTTAACCATGATCGTGTCAAGCATGGGCTAGAGGGTTATGGCATTGAGTATGGAGTGCCTAAACCTGTAGTTACTGATTGGAATAGCCTAACACCAGAAGACTATGCTCACCGCTGTAATGAGGACGTGAAAATCAACTCCCGTCTATGGCGTGACTTGGACATTAAACTAAATCGTCTCTACCCAGAGCAACAAGACAAAGATCGTTTGATTGACTACCTTACGTTCAAAATGGATTGTGCTAAGGAACAAGAGAGCCTGCGATGGAAATTAGATGTTCCTATGGCACAGAAGGCTTATGACGAGATTATGGTGTTGAAAGACGAAAAGGTAGTTCAACTAGCAGAGGCTATGCCTAAGCACATACTTACTCGTGTAGCAACACAGCCAAAGGTTATGTATAAGAAAGACGGGGGACTATCCTCTCACGGGGAAAAGTGGGTAGAACTGTGCAAAGAGTATAGGCAACCAATCACAACTCAATCTTTTGTTGTTAAGGTAGGGGAAGAACTTGGTAATCCAAACTCCTCGGATCAGGTTAAAGATTGGTTGCATGGCTTGGGTTGGGTTCCTCGGACATATAAGTTTGTACGTGACAAGAAGACAGGCGAAGAACGTCAGATCGAACAAGTAAGAGACGATGGGGAACTGTGTGAGAGTGTTAAAGAGTTGAATGAGGTAGACCCCGCTGTTGACTTGCTGGATGGCCTTACAGTGCTTACCCATAGGGCTGGGATACTTAAGTCTTTCCTAGAGTGTGTGTCACCAGATGGTTACCTAAAGGCTGAGATTGCAGGGCTAACTAATACTCTGCGCTTCAAACACTCTAAGCCCCTAGTGAACCTACCTAGTGTGGACAAACCTTATGGTGATGTTATTCGTGGTGTCCTTACTTGCCCAGATGGTTATGTGCTGGCGGGTGCTGATATGACTAGTCTAGAAGATACTACAAAGCGTCACTACATGAAACCTCTAGACCCTGACTATGTAGAGGAAATGTCACGGGAAGGCTTTGACCCTCACCTCGACCTTGCCAAGTTTGCTGGTGTTATCACTCAAGATGACATTGACAAGCATAACTCTGGGGAAAAGTCTCTCAAGGCACTGCGTAAGAACTACAAGGTTGTGAACTATAGCGCAACATATGGCATAGGAGCCGCTAAGCTGGCGCGTGGGACAGGTATGAGTGTTAAAGAGGCCAAGGCCCTGCTAGATGCTTTCTGGTCTAGGAACTGGTCTGTAGAGGCTGTAGCGAAGTCCCTACGTGTGCGTGAACTGTTCGGGTCTATGTGGTTGTATAATCCTGTGTCACACTTCTGGTATGCCTTGCGTAGTGATAAAGATAGGTTCTCTACCCTTAACCAAGGTACAGGTGTCTTCTGCTTTGACACTTGGGTTGCTCTGTGTCGTAAGAATGGTATCAAGACTATTGGGCAGTTTCATGATGAGATCATTGCTTTGGTAGAAGATGGTAAGCAAGATGAAGTAGCTGCTATCATGCACGGGGCTGCTGCTAAACTAAACGAGAAGGTAAAGCTGAATGTCCCGCTAGGATGTGATGCACAATTCGGTAAGACTTACGCAAGTATTCACTAGTGAGTCTTTTGTGCAACACTAAACAAGATAATGCGTTTTCCATGAGAAATACCTCTTGGTAAGCGTCTAAGAAGTCTAAAAATGAACGTATAGTTATATACAACCTTATGAATAAAGGATACCCGACAATGAGTAAATACACCATGGACATGGTTCTTGAGTATGCCAAAGTCTTCCCAGAGAATGCTGATATGGGGGATGCTAATGGTAACAAAACACAAAAGGCTATCCATGCAAAAGGTGGTCAATATATTGTAAATGCTTACTTTACCTCCGAAGAACAAATTCAGCAACTTCTCGCTGATGGTATGAACCCAAGCCCGATGAACTCAGATCGTGTCCTAGAGGGCAACAAAGAGTTTGGTATCGGTAAGTTCATTAAACTAAAGCGTGAAGTCAAAGACAATATCAAGACCTTCGAGAACAAGAAGCGTGGTGACGTGACTGTAAACTTCGGTGGCCCTGTTGGTATTGTCGATTTGACTGATGGTGTTGATAACAAGAAGTGGTGGTCTTTCCAAGAGAATGGCCCTCTAGGTAATGGTACACGAGCTATGGTACAGTTTGAAATGTATGCCGAAGGTTCTGGGCTACGTTTGAAGAACATTGGTGTTACAAATCATGTGCCCTACGAGACTAATGGCGACTACGATAATTCTGCTGATGATATGTTTAAGGTAGCTTAATGCTAGATTGGGGTTTTAGTATGAAAAAAGATGACAAAGATGCGCTTGCAATTACTATTATTGCTGTAATCCTAGTAATTGCACTTGTTGCTGTAGGCCCACTTATTACGCTGCTTGCACTAAACACTTTGTTTCCAACTCTGGCTATTCCTTACACGTTTGGTACTTGGTTGGCAACACTTTGGGTACTGATAGTAATTAACGGAAAGGTTAAAACAAAATGAAAATCACTATTCACGCAAAGTTTAATCAAGACCCCGATGGCTTTGATGGCGAACTAGTCTACAGTTGGGATAACATCGAAGACTTGACCGATGTGTCCCAGTTCTTGACTAATGGAGTTCAAGCATTGGGGTTCACCTATGTTCAAGATGTAGGTCTTGATAAAGGTAATGGCGATGTAGTCTGGGGTGGCTTCTAATGACAGAGAGTGGCAAAGGTAAAGTTCTAATAGATGGTGATATTGTAGCTTATAGAGCAGCCTTTGCTACTCAAGATCAGTCACCAGAGGATGCTGTGGCAAAAGTTGATGATCTAATGTCTTTCATTATTGAAGCAACTATTGAGGTTCCATTCGTATCCTCTGGGGATTACAACACCTATCTGACAGGTAAGGGCAACTTTAGGTACGAGATTGCTAAGACCCTAGAGTATAAAGGCAACCGAAAAGAAGTTGCCAAACCTGCCCATCTTAGCCTCTGTAGGGGCCATCTAGTTGACAGCTACGATGCTATTATAAGCCAAGGTGAAGAAGCTGATGACCTAATCTCTAAAGCTGCTGCAAGCCTTAATTATAACTGTGTCGTAGCTTCTATTGATAAGGATATGCTTCAATTACCTTGCTGGCACTTTAACTTTGGTCGTAATGAATGGACTAAGGTTAGCCCAGAAGAAGGTATGAAGTTCTTCTATACTCAAATCTTGACGGGTGATAGGGCTGACAACATTGGTGGTATTCATGGTGTAGGGCCAGTAAAAGCTGATAAGATACTACAAGGCTGTGAGACTGAAAATGAACTGTGGGATGCTGTTGTAAAAGCCTATGATGGTGATGTAGAACATGTCCTAGAGAATGCTAGGTTGTTGTGGTTGCGTAGATATGAAGGGGAAATCTGGTGTCAACCTATCACGGAATAAAGAATGGATACCGCTCAGGTCTTGAAGAAAAAGTATCCCAACAACTACAAGACTTAGGGGTAGCTTATGAGTATGAAAAGTTAAAGATTACTTATGAGGTACATGAGAATAGAACCTACACACCAGATTTTAAGATACTAGCTAATGGTATTATTGTAGAAACAAAAGGTAGATTTGTAGGCGCTGATCGTAAAAAGCATTTATTGATTAAGAAGCAACATCCAGAGTTTGATATTAGGTTTGTCTTTTCTAATTCTAATGCAAAGTTACAAAAAAAGTCACCTACCTCTTATGCTGATTGGTGCGAGAAAAATGGCTTCCTTTATGCGGACAAACTTATCCCACAGGAGTGGTTAGATGAAACTACTTAGTCGTATCAACGAAAGGTTAGCCCTAAAGGGAAAGCCTTATAGCCCACAGGAAATTGATGAACATGAATGTGCAGAGCGTATTTGGGCAACTATTAAGCAGTGTAAGCAAGAGTCTATGGTTGCTGTTAAAGAAGCCCTTGGTGAAAACAGTGAATGAGGGGACAGTACTAGTCTGGGATGTGCTAGAGGGGCCATATCTACGGGATGAGTTTGATGAGGATGATTTACACGCAGATGGTATTCCTATCGGTCTAGATGCTATGCTTGTTGTTCTTGTACAAGAAGGTGATGAAATGGACACAGTGGACTTCTGGTATGATACAGAAGAAGATGCCCTCGAAGTGATTAAATTCTTTAAAGCAAAAATTGGCCCTTTGGAGGTTAAGTGATGAGTGGTAAAACAGTAGTAGTCTTTAGTTGTGGTCACTCTGATCCATCAGTTCCCAATGATCGTTACTCTTGGTTAGGGGACTTCCTTTACGACCTAAAACCTGATTATGTCGTTGACTTGGGTGATGGCGCTGATATGCGGTCGTTGAATACCTACGACACTCGTTACCCACAAGCTATTGTCTCACAATCCTATCAAGCTGATATTGAACACTACAATGATGCTATGGAACGTATGCGTTGGAAGTTTCGACACAATAAACGTAAAAGTCCACGTTACATTGGTTTTGAAGGTAATCATGAAAATCGTATCAAGAAGGCTATTGCAATTGATCCACGACTAGAGGGCGACAAGTATGGCATCTCCTTTAGTCATTTGCAGACTGACCATTGGTTTGATGACTACCATGAGTACCATAACTCAGCCCCCGCTCTTGTGGAATACGATGGTGTTATCTATGGTCACTATGTAGCTAGTGGTAACTATGGTGCTGCTATGGCAACTAAAAATCATGGTGGGTCTCTGGTAGATAAACTAGCTTGTAGCGTCACTGTAGGCCATACACACAAGTTTGACTACCACTATAAGGGAGAAGCTCGTAAACCTATCCACGGGCTTGTTGTGGGCTGTTTTAAGGGTGCTGATGAGGCTTGGGCTGGTCAAGCTAACCTAGACTGGCGCAAGGGTTTTGTTATTAAGCGGGAAGTCCAAAATGGTGACTATGACATTGAGTGGGTATCTATGGAAGCATTGAGGAAAGAGTATGGGCAAGTACTCTAACTTCGAGAGAAGACCAAGGGATTTTTATACTACTCCCCTCGAACCTGTTAAACCACTGATTGACCATCTTCCGTATTCCTTCGATTACGTAGAGCCTTGTGCGGGGGATGGTCGCCTAATCAACAATATTACAGAGCTTACTGAGGGTCATGGTAATTGCATCTTTGCTTCTGATATTGAACCTCTAGCAGAGGGTATGTATAAGAATGATGCTTTGACTATTGACTTCGGTGGTTATGGTGTTGTAGATATGTGCATCACTAATCCACCTTGGAACAGAGACTTCTTACACCCTTTCATCGAACATTGGCTAGGTATATGCCCTACTTGGTTGTTGTTTGATGCTGATTGGATGCACACTAAGCAGTCTGCTATTCTTATGACCTATTGTGCTAAGGTAATCCCTGTGGGCAGGGTTAAGTGGATTGAGGATAGTAAGGGCGTAGGTAAAGAGAATGTCTGCTGGTATCTGTTTGATGCTAATAAGACACATCAGACGTATTTTTATAGTAGATCGGTCTAATGTAGGCATCAAATTTCTATTTACTGCACACAACAGGAGAAGCGTATGATTACTGACCATGACATTAAAGACATGGATACCAATGGCATTATGTGGGAATACTTTAATATTGCCCCAGAAGGAAAAAGTCCTATGACAGTCGCAGATATGGTCAAAGAGTTTAGTAAAGTTCTAGATCAGAAGCCCGAAGCTATCCTATACGAGAGACTAGTTTTTGAGGAGTTTGATGAATGGTCGGAAGGAGATAGCCATACAGAGGAAGACCTTAAGGAATTGGCTGACCTAGTTTATGTAATCTATGGTTATGCTAATGCCTGTGGTTACGATCTAGACGAAGCTATTCGCCGTGTACATGCTAACAACCTTGGTCGCTGTGTACAACCTGATGGTTCTATCCTTCGTCGTGAAGATGGTAAGATCATTAAGAACAAGGATTATCCTAAAGTAGAACTGGGGGATTTGGTATGACGCAAATTTTGCCACGAAGAAGTTATCGAAAAGAGGAAGAAGAAAAGGCAGGTATTCAACTGTTCCGCTTTTTCCTTATGTTTTTCGTCGTAGGTATTTCGGGTATATTTTTCTTACCTGCGGGGTCTAGTCTTATTATCCCTTTAATTATTCTAGCTCCATTTTCACTAACTGTCTTGTGGTCGATTGTGTTTCCTGCCAAATCTTCCTATGAGATTAAGTGGGCAAAAGAGTTAGAGGAAAGAAGGAAGCGGTGGAATTTTGATGAGTAGGCTATTTAACAACAGTTGGACAGTACGTTGGCTACGCTATCTAAATACTTGGCGTGAACATCGTAGGATCATTAAAGAGTTGAATGCTCTGGATGATAAGACACTGCGCGATATTGGCATCAATCGCTGTGATATTGATAGGTTGATTTGGTTAGAGTATGATAAAGAAAAACGAGGAAAGAACAATAATGAAAAGTAATTACCTGCCTACAGACTACCAGTCCTTTATTGCAACATCACGTTACTCGCGTTGGTTAGAGGAAGAAGGTCGTCGTGAGACTTGGGGAGAGACAGTTGAACGATACATGAAGAATGTGGTTGTACCAAAGACCCGTGATGAAATTGTGGTTGACCAGATCGAACAGGCTATCCTTAACCTAGATGTAATGCCTTCTATGCGGGCGGTAATGTCTGCTGGCCCTGCACTAGATCGTGATAACACTGCTGGTTATAACTGCTCATACATGCCCGTAGACGACCCTAAGTCTTTTGATGAGGCTATGTTCATCTTGTTGTGTGGCACTGGTGTGGGCTTCTCTGTAGAGCGTCAGTATGTGAACAAACTGCCAGATGTGCCAGAGACGTTGTTCAACAGCGAAGATATTATTGTTGTCCATGACAGTAAAGAGGGTTGGGCTAAGGCACTACGTAAACTGATTGCTTTGCTGTACTCTGGTGAAATCCCTAAATGGGATGTATCTAAAGTTCGCCCTGCTGGTGCTAAGTTGAAGACCTTTGGTGGTCGTGCATCAGGCCCAGCGCCTCTGGTTGACTTGTTCCAGTTTGTTATTAGTAAGTTCAAAGAAGCTAAAGGACGTAAGCTATCTTCTATCGAATGCCATGACATCATGTGCAAGATTGGGGAAGTTGTTGTAGTTGGTGGTGTTCGTCGTAGTGCTATGATTTCTTTGTCTAACTTGTCAGATGATCGTATGCGTTATGCTAAGTCTGGTAATTGGTGGGAGAACAACCCTCAGCGTGGTCTGGCTAATAACTCTGTTAGCTATACTGAAAAACCAGATGCTGTGAGTTTCCTTCGTGAGTGGACTGCACTTGTGGAATCAGGTTCTGGTGAGCGTGGCATCTTCAATCGTCAGGCATCCAAGAAGCAGGCAGCAAAGAATGGTCGCCGAAAGTTGTATGAGGATGATGTCATTGCTTGGAATGATGCCCCTGCTAATAAAGGTTGGGAACGTCTCGAAAGTAAACAAAAGGTAGCTTATGAATTTGGAACTAACCCATGCTCTGAAATCATCCTTAGACCCTACCAGTTTTGCAACCTTACAGAAGTGGTAATACGAGCGACAGATACGCTCGAAGACCTCGAACGTAAAGTCCGTCTTGCTACCATCTTGGGTACGATCCAATCAACCTACACCAAGTTCCCCTACTTGCGTAGGATTTGGCAGGACAACACAGAAGAAGAACGTCTACTAGGTGTATCTCTGACGGGGATTATGGACAACCCCCTGATGACTACAAAGAATGCTGGTCTAGATAAAACCTTGGGGCATCTAAAGAATGTTGCAATTATTACTAATGCTGAGTGGGCTGAACGTCTTGGCATCCCTGTTGCTGCTGCTATCACTTGTGTTAAACCCAGTGGAACAGTCTCCCAGTTGGTTGACAGTGCTAGCGGTATCCATGCACGTCATAGTGAGTATTATATTAGGACTGTTCGTGGTGACAATAAAGACCCTCTAACGCAGTTTATGAAAGACCAAGGTATCCCATCTGAACCTGATGCGATGAAGCCTACACAGACTACAGTGTTCAGCTTCCCAATGAAGGCCCCAGAGGGTGCAGTGGTAACGGCTGACCTTAGTGCTATTGACCAACTAGAAATGTGGTTGGCCTATCAGCGTCACTGGTGTGAGCATAAGCCTTCTGTAACTATCAACGTGAAGGCAAGCGAGTGGTTCGAGGTGGGTGCTTTTGTCTACGAGAACTTTGATGAGATGTCTGGTGTATCCTTCTTGCCATACAATGAGCATACTTATCAACAAGCCCCTTATCAAGAGGTCAGCAAGAACGAGTATGAAAAACTACTGTCTGTTATGCCAGCAGCTATTGACTGGTCTAAACTTTCAGAGTATGAGTTGGAAGACACTACATCAGGATCACAAACTATGGCTTGTTCGTCTGGTGTCTGTGAGATTGTTGACCTAACTTAGGTTGACTTGACGTAAGAATAAGCGTCTGACCCCACAGCAATGTGGACTCTGTGGATGTTACACAGTGAGTGGGATTGATCAACCACAAGGGAATTGGGAGAGGTCACAGCTAGTGCTTATTGTACTTGTCTGGCCTAGGGTTATAGCGCCCCTTGTCCCACATATTACAGATACTGCCTTTAGCTCAGTGGATCAGAGCAGGGAACTTCTAATTCTCAGGTCGGGGGTTCGAGTCCCTCAAGGCAGGCCAAACTTTAATTGAGGGAGTAACTAATGCGTATTGATATTGATACGTTAAGTGATGAACACGATTGTGAGACTTGCGGGGGGAGCTATGCTACTGGGGGTATCGTAAAGGTTGATGGTAGAGAGTTCTTTAGGTTTGAACCTTTTGCATATTGTTTTGATGAAAAATCTCTGGAACCAGATGATCTTCTAGCTATTGTCCTTGATCTTGTTGGTATTAAGGTATATGTCGATGGACAAAATAACTTTGAACGACTTGTACTTAACTTAGTCAACCCTGAAAGTGGAGAGTAATTGTGTCGGAAGCCCCTAAGTCTCGCCGTGTCACTAAGTATAAGAACGCTGATGTAAAGACTGTATCTGGACTAGTAGCTAAAACGCCTAAACAACAAGAATTGATTGATGCACTAAAGTCTAGTCGGCAAGTATTCATTCTTGGGCCTGCTGGTACAGGGAAGACTTACGTTACAGCAACCTATGCTGCTGACCTCTACACATTAAAGAAGATTGACAAGATCGTTATCACAAGGCCTATGGTTTCTGTAGGTAAAGAGCTAGGTTTTCTAAAAGGTGATCTACACGAGAAGACTATGCCTTGGGCCTTACCTGTTCTTGATGTGTTGGAAAAGCACTTGGGTAAAGCTACAGTAGAGATTGCTATCAAGAGTGGTAACATTGAAATGGCTCCCCTAGCTCTTATGCGTGGTAGGTCTTTTGAGAATGCTTTTATCATTGTTGACGAGACACAGAATATTACGACACACGAACTCAAGATGCTCCTGACAAGGGTAGGTGAAGGCACTACTATCGTACTTAATGGCGATGTTCAACAAAGTGACCTCAAAGAGGCTGATGGTTTGACTAAGGTTATCCATCTAGCTAAGAAACACATGTTGCCTATCTCTATTGTAGAGTTTGGGGTTGACGACATTATCAGATCAGATATAACTGCTATGTGGGTTAAAATTTTTCTCAAAGAGGGACTATAACTATGGATATAACTATGGATATGACTAAAGACAAAATTGAAGTTGGAAGTAAATGGGTAGCTAAGGTAGATGAGCCTTTGTCCGCAGAGATTTACACTGGTGAGGTGGTAGTTGTAGAATCTGTAGATTCTGTTCGAAAGGAAATAGTCTATGAAGCACAGTCTGATTTAAATACTTGGTATTCTAATACACTTGCGTGGCACGATCACTTTGAACCTTACGTAGAGGAAAAAACTAAAGAAAAAATTACAGTTGGAAGTGAGTGGGTAGCTAAGGTAGATCGCCCTTATTCCACAGATGTTCTTTCAGGGGAAATTGTTGAGGTCACACACCATCTAGGGGGCGGCGGTATTTGCTTTAATAACAAGTGGTATTGCCAATCTGAAAATTGGCACGATCACTTTGAACCTTATGTAGAGGTACAAGAAGGTTTTACTTTGGGTGACAACGTAAACAACCCATCCCACTACGGACAAGGTAAGATTGAGGCTATTGAATACATCTCTGACTTCCTCACTAAAGAGGAATACCAAGGTTACTTGCGTGGAAATATTGCTAAGTATCTGCACCGCTTCCCTTACAAGAATGGCATTGAAGACCTAAAGAAAGCAAAGGTTTATTTAGAGTGGTTGATAGACGAGGTAACAGATGCACAAGCATCACCTAATACCTAAGCACATGGGAGGGGGTGATGAGCAAGAGAACTTAACGCCCCCAATAAGTATCCAACTACATGCAGCTTTTCACAAGGATTTGTATAAAAGGTTTGGTTTAAAAGAGGATTTCATAGCTTGGCAAGCTTTGTCAGGTAGGATAACCTCCGAGGAAGCGCGCTTAATGGCAGCAAAGTCGGGACAAGAAAGCTCAGACAAATATAAGATGCGTGATATGAAACCTATCTTAGATAGGATAAGAACTAAAGAGAGTTGTTCTTTGGGTGGTAAAGCGGCTTCTAAGTTACTCGTAGAGTGGATAAAAGATAACAAAGAACAACACAGCAAAACTTGTTCTGTAAATGGGAAAAAGTCCTCAGGGAAGATACCTCACAGATATCTTGGGGTGGAATACGACTCAAAGAAGTCCTTACAAGAAGCTACAAAACTATCCAACACTGGTTTTTACTCTAAACTAAGAAAGGGTGAAATTACTCGTCTATCAAGTCAATCCAAGAAGTAGAATAACAAAAAGCCGCAAGCGTCCGTTGGGATACTTGCGGCTTTACTATTTGTGTCTTATTGTTATTTCTTACGAGAGAATAGGCTTCTGATGCCCCTACCAATCTCATTGGGGCTAGGCAACAACCAACCAAGCACCAACAAGAGGATTACCCAAGGATTAGTCTCATTGACAGTTACATTCTCTACTGATTCCGTCTTAACTCTGTTGGTATCCGTAGACTGAAAAACTCTATCAGCGGTATCAAATTCTAGTCTCTGCTCAGTATTATTTGTTGTCCCTAACGTTTGTGTATTAGTCTTACCAATTTGAGTGTTGGCAGCTACGTTAGTTCCCCTTCCCGTCAGAAGGCCCAGAGGACTTGTCCCGCAACTTGCTAAACTGGTCAAGACCAAAAGCAGCAGTAGCGAACGTAAATACGGGCCAAACGAGAATTTCGATAATTTCAGCATCTTTTACCTCTACAACATAGAATAGCCAGAGTAGGAGAATAACCGCTACTTCCCGTTTGAATGTCTTCTTTACAAATTGCCCCATTGAACCTATTTATCTCTTTCAAGATACTCCCTGATACCTTTGATGTTTTCATCTATACGGGCTAAAGTGATTGCTTGGCTCTGTACAACAACCTCTAGGCTAGAAGTCCTAGCATCAAGTCGGATGATGTCCTCAGAGTTAGAATCAATATCATTTCTAAGAGAAGCTGCAAACCAGATAATAGCTACTGTTTGACAAGCAATAGCAAATACAAATGTTATAGGGACGCTCTTAGATAAGTGCCAAGGTTCATTAGGCATTGAATAAATCTCTCTCTTTTTTCCTACGTATGGTAAGACCCCTAAGTGGGATCATCTTGCCAGTTTGTTTGTCTCTCTGTTTATTCCACATTAGGAAGGCATCAGCAGCCCCTCTGTAGTCCCCTGCATTGAGCTTACGAAGCACTGTTGACTCAGAGAACCTATCACCACCTATATTAAAGATCAGAGAGCCTACAGCATCCCTCTGGTTCTGTGTGAGGGGTACTTTAACAAGACGATCAATGGTGTCTTCTACCCAAGTTAAATCTTCCTTGAGAAACTGCTCCGCTTGGGCAACAGTAATAGTCATGTTAGGTTTAGCATTCTTTGTGTGGCCCCAACCAATAGTCCATACATCATTTGGTGTTGGTAGGTAAGAAGTCAGCCTAAGTTGTTCATGCTCTTTGATTGCATCTACGTTTTTAATGCGCATGATTTAATTTCCTAAGCTTCTGTTGGATAGGGAAAGCGAACCTTGATTTCTTCGATCTTAGCTAACCATTCTTCCATACTTGCCTCATCCCTCAACATCTGCATGGCAATAGGATCAGCCTCTGTTGAGTAAGCTGCTTGGCGGTTTGCCTCTTGCTGCTCTCGTGTGGGTGGAGGCTCAGGTGGTTTGACTGGCGCTACAAAGTCAGTGCCATCGAAAGACCAACCGATCTGCGCGGTATCATGCTCTTGCCATCCGTCAGGGGCAACATCTCGATTGTCATCAGTTGATATATTTACAACTGTATTACCTTGAATTTGAATTAGTCTCATACGAACTCCTCCACAATGATTAGTCCACCAGCACCAGCACCACCTGCATAATTTGTGGTTTGTCCAGTGACACCAGCACCACCACCCCCAGAGCCGAAGCCCGTGCCAGCGTCCCCCGCACCACCACCAGAGCTACCAGATACGGTTGTACCAGCACCGCCAGCACCGTAAACACTTGATCCTCCCTTACCTTCGGAGGAAGAAAGCCCCCCTTGCACAAGCCCCGTAAAACCGCTTGCACCCGCTATGTTTAAAGTACCGCCCGTGGCAGTGCCACCTGCACCACCTGGCGCAGCTAGGCCCCCTGAGCC